CCATGACGAGGCATATCGCAAATTATATATATTAAAGGTGTTTTCGCGGTTCTTAAACTTTATCTAATTCAAGAAGGTGATCGGCTATTTTTCTTTGGTTTGGCGGATAATAATAGTTTTAATTATTATTATCAATTTTTTTATAAATTTAATTTTTTTCATACAAATTATTGAAAAATATTTAAAAGAATCTATATATATTAGAAAGATAGTTAAAATTTATTATGTCATATCTTTTTCATTGCTGTTTTTCATAATTATTTTGAAAAACAAAATTTTAAACCCTAAAAAAAAGATATGTTTTAAAACTGGAAAAATTGATAAATAAAATTAAATGACAAATAAAAAAAAATGATATAAGATAATAACATAATATATATATTAGACAAAATTGATTCCAAAATGCAAAAACCTGTACATTCCACATCTCTTCCCGTTCCTCAAAATTTAAAAGAATTAATCGATAATACATATTATGACTATGATAATACTCGCGAAATTGATAAATGTTACGCGAAGTCATTAATTGGTGTATTAAAAAAAAGTAATTTTTGGCCATCTCTACAAGTAAAAAAATTCAGAAATAATGGAGATTTGCTATTGCTTCACAATACATATTTAAGAGATAATATCGAGAGCTATAAAGAGCTCTATACTCAATGTAGAAGTATTGTATTAGATTTTAGTTCAAGAAATAAAGATAATAATATGGTTGTGACCTATGCAAATAGTATTCCTGTGCGTTCAACATATGATGTATATGAAAAAATGATGGATGATAATGATAAATATTACGAAGCTTATGATGGTACAACAATCACATGTTATTATTATAATAATGAGTGGAATTTTGGAACAACAAGTTGTCCAAATATAAATAGTTCAAGATTTTCTCATCCTACAAAAACACATGGAATTATGTTTGATGAAGTATTATTGGAAATGTTTCCAGCATTAATTACTGAAGAAGAATTAAAAGATGGGTATAATTTAAATATTTCAAAAAAATTAAGAGAATCTTTTACAAATAATTTAGTAAAGGAACTAACTTATGTATTTGTATTGGTGCATAGTGAAAATATTCACATATTGGATTATGTTGAACAACTTGGAGAAAAATATAAAAAATTAGTTCATATTGATTCAAAGAATATTAACACATATGAAGATATGAATATATCAGAACAACCACTTGGATATTTGGGAATTAAATATGCTTTACAATTTAATAACTGCGAAGAGGCAAATATATATATCAATAATAATTCTAATAATAGTTATGGATATATTGTAAAAAGAAAAACAGCAGGTCGCGATTGTATAATGAAGATATCTTCTGAGAATATTAATTACAGAGAGGACACAGACCCTTGCAATCCAAATGTGTGGTATAATATATTAGCGGTATATATGAAAAATCGTATTGATTTTCATATCAACGATTATATCGAGACATATGTAACTAATATTGAAAAATTATATGATAATAATGGAAATGAGATAGACCCAACATATTTAATTCATACTTGTATTTCAACAATTAAAGATGTACTATTTAAACTATATATTGCTACAACAACATATAATAAGAATAAAAATACATTTAGAATGAATAAGGAATTGGATAAACAATTCCCCCCCATATTTAGATTTCATTTAGCAAAACTAAGAAGAAGACAAATCGAGACATATAAATCACTAATTAATACACGCGATGTATATTATTATTTGTGTCATTGTATTAGACCAAATGATATTAAATCTATTATTAATTTACTATCATCAACAACGGGATATGAAATTACAGAAAGATCTATGCTGTGTCTTGTAACATTAAATCGACTACTTTAAGTTAAGTATTAAAAGTTTTTCTCCATTTATTTTTAAGATCAATTAAATAGTTATAATTGGAATTATTAAAAGCACTTTGTGGATGTATTCTATGAAGACATAATATATTATCAATATTGTAAAATTTTTTATTTTCAAATTTTAATCTAAACCACATATCATAATCGTCCAATCCATCCCCATTATCTGACCATATAGCATTATTTTTATGTATAATAGTTGAGGAATTAATCATGGGATTAAATAGAAAAAAATCGTGATTTGAAATATTTCCTGTTGGTATATTAGGACTTCCATCCATTGTGCCAAAATATTTACATTTAGTACCAACAATATCATAATCTTCAATAAATGGAAGTTGTTCTTCTAATTTTGTAGGTAACCAAATATCATCAACATCTAATAAAGAAATATATTCGTATTTAGAATCTAAAACCATAGCATTTAAGGTATATGGTTTTCCTTTTGTATTATAATTAATAATACGAATATCGGGAACAAAATTTATATTACTATTTTTAATAATATCATTAACTATTTTTTTTATATTATTAAAAAATAATTTATCATCTAAATGACCATTAATTCCAATAATTATTTCCCATTTTTTATATGTTTGATTTAATATAGATGTTAATGAATCTTTTAAAAATTCTGAACCATTATAAAGAGGAATAAGTATAGTAATATATTTCATAATAATAAATAAATGTATGGTTTTATTTATATAAGTTTATTTTTTTTTAAAAATAGCATATCTATTTAAAAATGAGAATTTTTTCTGAATTGGGTCTTTATCGAGTTCAATAATATCTTGTTGTAAATGTGACATATCTGCTTCTTCTTCAGGTATAGAAGATTTAATATCATCAAAAACGTGTTCAAAAGTATTAGATTCTACAAGTTCTAAATTAAATTCTTTCGCTTTTTGCAATAGTAAATCATAATCTACTAAATATTCCGGTATTAATTGTTGTGTATTTTCAATATATACATCAATTTTTTTATTATATTTATTATCAATATCCCAATTAAATCTTCTAATAATAGCCCAAGTTACAATAGACTTATCGCTATTATTGCTAATAAATTTACGACCCTCAATCATATTGCCATCATTATTATTGATTTCACGAATAACTCTATTTCCATCCATAAAGGTACAGAAGAAATATCCACCTTGTTTAAGATTTTGTGATACATTTGTAAAAAATCCATTTAGTTTTTCTTCATTTTTAAAGAAATAATGTATAGCAAATTGACAACTACAAACACTAAATTTATTATAACCCTTTCCTATTATATATTTATATTGTGGTTCATAAACCTTATTGTGTTTATTCATAACTAATTTTAATATTTTTTCACTTTCTTTATCACCAGTAACTGCGGCAGCTTGTCCATCTCTGATAGATTCAGAACAATCGCCTGTTGCGAAAACAATATCAGGAAAATATACTTTGGAACCCTCGTTCATTTTTTTAAATCTATTGCGCTGTTTTAAAATTCTTGAATATCCACCACTTCTGGGATTATATATATTTTTTTTAACAAGATCAATAGATAATATGAAAGTGTAATTATTATCTAACCATCTATTCATATCACCACCTTCTCCTCCACAAAGTTCTAAAAGACTTGATCTTTCAGTCGGCATAGAATATAATTTTTTTTTTATACCTTGATTGTGAAAATTTAACATATAAAGTGAAAGTAACGATTCTCTTGGTATATTTCTTGTATAATAAACATCATCTGTTTCTAAAATCCTATCAACAGCACTATCAGATGCTTCTTTTGAGAATACTACATCATTACCCATAATCATAGCAGTTGTTACATTATTATGAATACATCTCCAAATATTTAAAGCAATAGTTAAATCATTCAGAGTTTTGCTTAATTTACCCTGTCTATACAATCTTGTTTTATCTTCTCTTACTCTATCTGCACTCCATCTTAAGTTAACAGATTTATCATTATTTAATTCATAACTAAATTCTATAATACTATTATCTTCAATTTTATCACCATTTTTTGCTCTAATTTCTCCCTTACTATTTATTTTAACATAAGCTGTTTCAACCCCTACAGAATAATATACATTTGGTTTAAAAAGTACTGGTTCATATGAAGAAAAATTCTTACGATATTCTTTGAAATAATTAAAATCATATCTTAACTTAAGACCTTTTTCTGGACCAATATCTTCCCATTGAGAAGAATTATAACCAACATATAATTTAAGTTCTTTATATTTTTGACCATTTTCTAAAATAGTATTATTAAATTTTACTAAAAAGTCAATAGTGTTTTGTTCGGGTGGTTTCCATTTAAAAACACGATCCCATTTTACATTATCGGTTATTTGTACTGGTTTATTTTCATAATAAGAATATAATGCTAATTTTGTTGGTGTATATATAAGACCATCTATTTCATAAGGAAATTTTTTAACATTTGTCAAAATTTTCTTTGAATGTTCAAATATAGAACCATTAATACCGGCTACATTATAATTTTTAATTATAAATTCTATAGGTGCATTTTTATCACTAATACTATCTTTTGCGAATTTTAAATAATTATATCTTGATTTTTTATCTTTTTCGTCAATTAGTGGCAAAGAAGTAATATTGTTTCCTTTAATATAATACATATCAAATGCTGCATATAATCCTTTGGATGAAGAATCTAATCTTTTATTGCATAATATATATTCTCCGTCAATCAAACTATTATATAGATTAGACAAGGCTGTCATACCAGTATCGATAATACTATATGTATTATTTATTAAATATACATTACCTGTATTATTAATATATAATAGTAATCTTTCACCATCAGCTTTTTCAGTTACTGTGTATTCTTCTAAAATACTAACTGAGCCATATTCACTTGGATCAATTAGATTAATTTTTTCTAAGGTAATCGGTTTAGGGGCAAGTAAAGGTATTTCTCCATTACGTTTATTATAATTGCTAATTTCAATATCTTTTTTAATTAAATTATTATATTCTTCTAATATAGATTTTTGTATATCTTTTGTTAGTATAAGCGGATGTAATGTAATAGCTTGCATAATTTTTATAATAGATGGAATAATAATATCTATGTCATTATTCTTAATAACAATTTTAAAATTATATGTCTGTTTTTCTTTAATTACATTAGATTTTGCAAATGTAATAAATTCATCATTTTCTTTATTTTTTTTTATAATACTTGCTATAAATTCTGTATTATTTTCATCTATATATTTAAAATTTTTAGTAATTATATATTGTTTTCTTATATCATCCCAATTTTCAGGTTTATACGAATCACTATATTCTATAAGACTAAAATTAATATCGTAATCAAAATAATTATTTAAATTTTTAGATTGAATGATATTTTTTTTATTCCATGAATGATTTATATTATCATAAGAGTTTGACATACAAAATTTGATAATATTAGACATATTATTTATAATAAGTAAATTATTATTACCTGTTATAACTTCTAATTGTTCACTATCAAATTCTTCTTTATAATTAAAAGAGTTCATAACATTATTAAAATTATTAAACTCGGCCTCTGTCCAATTTAAATTATTTATATTAACAACTAATTTATTTTTATCATTTTTAAGTAATAAATTGTCATTAATTATTTTAAATATTTCAGACTCTTTAGAAATTTCCATTATTTATATATTCTCTATTTAATATATACATTTGATTTATATATATTATCATTTTTTATTTAAAGAATATTTACGATTAATAATCATACTATGATTTCTAAGATTGGCGTTATAGATAGCTTTGATTTTAATAAAATTGTTTGTAAATTAAGAACATTTTTTTTACAAGAAGGATATACTGAAGTGCATACACAAAGTAGACTTAGTATATTAGCTGCATGCGAAGACCCAAGTACAATTTCTACATATAATTATGCAGGGCAAGTATGGCCTTTACCACAAACTGGACAAATGTGGCTTGAACATGAATTATTATCAAATCCTGAAGCAAAAGGATTTTTTTGCGTAAGTACAAGTTATAGAAATGAACCAAATCCTGTACCAGGAAGACACGACAAAGTATTTCCAATGTTTGAATATGAACTTAAAGGAACTATGGAAGATATGATGGAATTACAAATAAAACTATTAAATTATTTAGGTTTTAATAAATATTACGCAGATGGGGTTTATCCTTCTGGTAATTATGTAGACGTTGCTAAGAATTATGGAGTTAAAGATTTAGAACATGAACACGAGGCAAAACTATATGATGATTACGGACCAGTATATTTCTTAAAAAATTTCCCAAATTATAGTTCTCCATTTTGGAATATGAAACAAGATTTAAATTCTAATGTAGAAGGTGGAAGTGCAAAAAAAATAGATATTATAATAAATGGTATTGAAACAATTGGTAGTGCACAACGTTCAAGTGATCCTCATCAAATGAGAGAACAATTTCATACTATTAGTAATGGTGGATATGCTAATATTTTATATAGTAATTTTACTAAAGAAAGAGTAGAAAAAGAATTAAATGATTTCCTTTCTTTCAATTTTTTCGAAAGATCTGGTGGAGGAATTGGTATTACGAGATTAATTAGAGTTATGAAAGAATGTGACTTATTATAAATTATTTTTATATTTGATAATAACAATACCATTATTACCATTTTTACTTATTTTACCACCAGAACCTATTTCATTATTATTTGTATCATCAGCAAAGCCTTTTTTTCCATATTCTATAAAAGAACCGGTAATATTATTTTTGGTTGCAATTATTTTTTCATTATCTGCACCACTTAATGCTGATAAATCTTTATAAATTGTATCATCGATTTTTGTTATTTTACTTATACCTAAAGTTTTATCATCTTTTACACTTAAACCCTTTCCAACAATTACTTTATATTTTCCTTTTTCTAATACTATATTTGATATATATTTAACCACGCCCCCCTTTCCATCTATACTTTCTGTGCCATTTTTTCCACCACCTACTAATAATATATCACATATTGTATCTTTTATAAATTTTATTTCATTATTTGGTTTATATTTAAAAATCAACACATATATTTTATTTAAATCATTTAAACAATTATTATCATCTGAGCATATTTTTTTAAAATTTAAATCATAATAGTTTTTAGGTTCAATTATTAATTTATTAAAATGGACATTATTATTTACACTATTTATTTTTGCATAAATATTTAAATTACCACCAGATATAGTTAATGGATTTCCAGACCTATTATTTATTTTATTAAAACTTTCATGTATTAAAGCACAACCATCATAACCTTTTACTCCTATTGGTCCAGTTTCTCCTTCTGGGCCATCTATTCCCTTTAAACTTTCTAAACAACATCCAACATCTGCACCATCTATACCATTTATTCCTCTTGGACCTTTTTTACCATCATCTCCTTGTTTACCTTGGGGGCCAGATTTTCCTTTTGGTATTGGTACAATAAATCTATTTGGATAATCCAATTTTGTCTTAGTAGTTTCGGATTCATATACAAACATTATATTATCTAATCCTATACCATCTAAACCATTTTTACCATCATCACCCTTACATCCTTTTTTACCTTTTTGCCCTTTACTTCCCGTATATCCAATAATTCCCTTTTCTCCTTTTATACCTTTTTTCATATTAATACATTTGTCCCCTAATTTTTTTCTAACTTCACATATATCATTAACATCATTTAATTGATTATTTGATGTAAATAATTCTTTATTTATTAATATTTTTTTATATAATATGAATATTAGTGATATATATATTATTAAAATTATTAATAATATATATATATATATATCCATTTATTTACCTTATTATATAATAATATAATCTTATAAGTTTCTGATTTATATTATTTCTCTTATTATATAACTACTCGATGGATATTCTGATGATTTATCCAATGATACTTCGTCCTTAGTTATTAATATCCATTTTGAATCACTTTTAATAAATGGATGAATCCCTTTATTAATATTTAATATATCTAAAGTTGATTTATCCAAACATTTATTATCATCGACTATATAATTATCTGTTATACATATTTTTGAATTTTTACCTTTTAAAATTAATTTATTTTCTATATTTATATTATTTGCATTGGTACTTCCTTCAAAGTTAACTATATTTGAAAAAATATTTAATTTTTTACCATATATTGATAATAATTTGTTCTGTGAAAATTTATTTATATTATTTAATTCTATATTATTTATAGAACAACCAGCTTTTCCTCTATTACCCATTGGACCTTTATTTCCAATTTCGCCTTTTTCTCCAGGCAATCCATTTATACCATCTATACATTTACCAGCCAAACCATCTTTTCCAATTTTTCCAGGTAATCCAATTTCACCAATCTTTCCTTTTTTTCCGATTTTTCCAATATCTCCACTTTTAATTATTACATTAATAGGTTCTCTATTATCTAATCTATTTGGCTTATAAAGTTTAATTATTGAACCATCTTCCTTTTTAAATAAAATTGGTGAAATTCCTATTCCATCATTGCCATCTTCCCCATCTTGACCACACATACCAGTTGGTCCTCTAAATCCTATATTTCCAGAATATCCTCTATGTCCAGAATTACCTTTTGGTCCAGGTGATAAAATTATACATGGGTCGTCTCCTTGTTCTTTTATAAGACAATCATTATCTTTATCTACATTGCTAAATAATTCAATAGAATAATTATAATTATAATAAACTGATAATATAATAATTATAATAGTTATAAAAAATATATATATCATATTCTAATAATAATTGTGTTTTTTATTTTATACAAGAAGATCTTTATAATTATTTATATTTATAATATCATCTTGAGTAATACAATTATTATCTAAACATATCATTCCTATTCCGCCATTATATTTAACATCTAATATATCTTCAATATTTACATTTTTAAAATAATTATTTTTTTTAAATGTTACATTTCTATTTTTAATATTTAATTCAGTACCATATATATTTAATTCTTCGTTTTTATTAGATGATTTTATACAATGTTCATCAGTATCTTGTAATATATTACCATTTATTGTTGAAATATTAATATCAGATTCGCAATTATAATTATCTCCATCTGGTCCTCGAAGGCCATCTGAACCCTTTTTACCTCGATTACCATGTTTTCCATATATTCTTGTTTTAGAAATACCTACTTTACCATCAATACCATCTTCTCCGTGTATTCCTTTTTTGCCACGTATTCCAATAATTCCAGATTCGCCTTTTTTACCTTTTGGAATTTGTAAATATGTAGTAGGTAAATTCAAAGAATTACTACTATCATCTGGTGGATAATAAGAACCGACAATATTATTTTCATAATCTAAAAATATATAGGGTGATATATTATTACCATCAATTCCATTATTTCCAATCTCTCCAGTATCACCAATATTACCAATTAATCCACTGGCACCCCTTTCTCCCTTATCTCCTATATTACCAACATTATCATTAATTAAAGATGAACAAGGTTCGAGACCTAATTTTTTTCGCGCTTCGCAAATTTCTTTAACATTTTCTACTTCAAATAATTCTTTGCACATAATAGTGTTATAAAATATATAATATAAAAGTAATAATAAACTTGTAATTAAAATAATAAGAATAGTTAAAAGTAAATTATTATTCATTAAATAATATCCTTAATATATATTAATATTTATTAATTTTCACAATTAAATATCCCCATTGGTGTATTTATCATATAATATGGATAATCATCATAATTAATTATAGTAATTTTTTCATTATTAATAATTGTATTATTTATTAATTTATAATTATTTTCATAATAATAAAAATATTTACTTTCATTATTTAATTCTATCATTATGTTATCATCATTTTTTGTATAATAAATTGCTGATATATAATCATTTAATATAATCAAATTATCAAAATCGATTTTCTTTATTAACTTATTATTGCTAATATTTAATGGTTTTTTATAATTTAAATTATTTAAATAATTATTATTATTAATATTTAAAAAGTTATATAATTTATTGCTAATATTTGATAAATAATTATTATTATTTATATCATTATTTATATCATTATTTATATCATCTAAATATCTATTATTATATCTATCTGTATTACTTGAATTATGATTTTTTAATTTGATATTTAAATTTTTTTTATTTATTCTTAAATTTAATACTGGATTAAAAATTAAAAATCCATCGCACAATTTATATAATAATATTAATAAATATACAAACCTCATTTAGTTTATATTTTATATTTTATATTTTATATTTTATATTTTATATTTATATAATTTATAAAAATAATATGTAAATTAATTGGAATAAGCAAGACCCCCCATACCAGATAATATACGCAATACATTATAGTTAACAGCGTATATACTTACTAAACCAGTTTCTGCTGATAAAGATAATACTGCGGTATCAATACGGGACATATTAAGAGTTCCAGATGGTTGATGTTCTTCTGGTTTTAAAGCAAATGAATATACGTTAATTCCAGCTTTCTTTTCATTTGGAACACATTCGTGATGTTGATAAGGTTGTACAAGTGAGAAGTAATCACCAGAGCGTTCTGCAAAACGATCATTACCATTTAACTGAATCTTGGCAGAAGTTACAGGGTTTGTACCAATTTGGTCAGAAGA